GTTTTTTTGTAAAGGTAAATGATTTTTATTTTGTAGATTTAAAGAAAAACGAGGAAGACGAAGAAAATGACGAAGACGAAAAGCCGAAGAAAAAAAGTAAAAAATCAAAGAAAAAGGAAGTAGACGAGGACGAGGAAGACAAAGAAGATGACGACTTACCTTTTTAGAAAGGAATAAAAATGACTGAATTAGAATTTAAGAAAATAAATAAAGATGTAATGAAAGCAAATAGGAGACTGCAAAGACTTCAAAGATTTTCTGGAAATGAAGTTTCATGGGCTGGTCATGACTTAATGGCAAGACTTAATAATGAGAAAGTTGGTCGGTTGGTCAAATGATAATTTAATACAACTTTCAAAAGATATGTCAGACGCACAAATTCAGAGAATTTATAGAGCGACTTCAAGTTTTTTAAATTCTAAAACATCATTAATAACAGGTGTTAAAAAAGCAATAAAAGAAACAATTAAGTCAATTGGAAAAGATGTAGGCGTTTCAAAAGATGAAGCAGAAAGTCTTTATCGTTCACTAACAGAAGATACTTTCAAATATTTTAATAAAAATGATGTTGCTTCAGAAATATGGAATTTAATCGAGGAGGCAAAAGACTTCGATATGTCACGTAAAAGGTTTGGTCAAAAATTATTGGAAATTTCAAAAATGGAAAATGACAAAGAAGTATCAACCCATATCAAAGCATTTTATGAAAGGTATGTAAAAAATTAATGAAATTCTGGAAGGATTTAAAATTTGAACCGATTCAATTTAATATTATTGGAAAAAGAAAAAAAATATGTAATAATATTTTTACTTTTGACATTGAGACAACTTCAATAATAAAAATTGGTGAAAAAATCCTTCCTGCAACCGATTATCAAAAACTAGATAAAAAAAGCCAAGAACAATGTAAGTTTTTGGCTTTTATGTATATATGGCAGTTTTCAATTGATGAAACAGTTTATTATGGCAGAACGTGGCAAGAATTTAAAGAATTTATTGAAATATTAGAAAATAAATGTAATTGTAAAAAAATTGTATTTGTTCACAATTTATCTTTTGAATTTCAATTTTTATATTCACATTTTAATTTAATTGATGTATTGGCCAGAAAATCAAGACATGTAATGAAAGCAAGCATGCAAGATTATAATATAGAATTAAGATGTACTTATATGATGTCAAATGTTGCTTTAAAAATACTTGCTTCAACTTATAAATTACCAGTTCAGAAACTTTCTGGTGATTTAGATTACTCATTAATTAGAAATAGTTTAACTGTTTTAGATGAAAAAGAACTAAAATACTGTGAAAATGATTGTCTAGTTGTTTACTATTATATTAAAATGGAACTTGAAACCTACGAAACAGTTGACAAAATACCTTTGACGTTTACAGGTCATGTAAGGAGAGAACTTCGAAAGAAAACAATAACAGATTGGAAATATAGAAAACAAGTTTATAAATCAATTAATGTTGACGGAAAAATATATAATAGATTAATTGAAGCTTTTCAAGGTGGTTATACGCATGCAAATTGGTTTTATACAGATAAGATTTTAAAAAATATTGATTCTTACGACTTTACATCTTCATATCCTTTCGTTATGGTTTCTGAAAAATACCCAATGACAGAATTCAAGAAATGCAGAATAAAAAAAGAAAAAGACATGATGTCAAGATTCGCTTATATTTTAGTAGTAAAATTTAAAAATATAAAGTCAAAATATTATAATAATTTTATTTCATTTTCAAAAGGTAGAAATATTTCGCATGGAGAATATGACAACGGACGTGTTGTTTCTGCAGATGAACTTGAAATGACTTTAACAGATATTGATTTTAAAATAATATTAAAATCATATTCTTGTGAATATGAAATATTAGAATCTTATTTTTCTTTGTATAAGTATTTACCAGAAACATTTTACAATTTTATTTTAGATAAATATGTAGAAAAGACGAAACTAAAAAATGTTGAAGGACAAGAGGTAAACTATGCTTTGGCAAAAAATAGTTTTAATACTTTATATGGAATGAGTGTAACAAATAATATAAAAGATGAAGTTATTTTTGAAAATAATATCTGGTCAAATAGAAAATTAGAAAATACAGAAATATTAATGAAACTATCAGAGGAAAAATCAAAGTCTTTTTTATCTTTTTCGTGGGGTGTCTGGGTTACTGCGTATGCGAGACGTAATTTAATTGAAAATATAATTGCAAATGATGATTATGTTGTTTACTGTGATACTGATTCAATTAAACTTGTTCAAGGCTACGATAAAAAAGTAATTGAAAATTATAATAAAATGGTAGAAAATAAATTAAAAAAAATATCTAAAACTTTAGGAATTAAATTTTCAAGATATGCACCAGAAGACGTAAAAGGAAAATCACATTTACTAGGTTTATTTGAAAAAGAAGAAACTTCAAAAATAAACAAGGAATTTACTTATCAAGAATTTATAACACAAGGTACTAAAAAATACGCATATAGAACAATGAAAGATTATGAAAAAATATATTTTAAAATTCCAAATAAAAAAGGAAAATATTATTTTAAAATTTTAACAGATAAAATAAAAATAACTGTTTCTGGTGTTCCAAAACAGGGTGCAATTGCTTTAAAAAATGATATTTCAAATTTTAAAGATAATTTAATATTTAAGTCAGAAGATACAGGAAAGAAAATGCTTATGTATAATGATTTTCAAGAAGATATTTTTGTTACTGACTACCAAGGAAATGAAGATTTAATTCATGAGCCAAGTGGTGTGGCCATAGTTCCAGCTACTTATGAATTAAATAAAAGTTATGAATATACAGAATTTTTAAACGATAATAGCGAGGCAAGGGCAATTTATAAAGAATAATACTTGACAAATTAATTTTATAATGTTAATATAGATATGGGAGATGTTAATAACATACTAAAGTATTTTCCATTTTAAGAGAAAGAAAACTATTGACAAAATAGTTTTCTTTTTTTATAATTTAGTAGAAAGAAGGTGTTGTTATGGAAATTGATTTAATGCAAATTTTAGGTTCTTATGGTTTTCCAATTGTTGCGTGTTTACTTATGGGGTGGTATATTAAATATATAACAGATACTCACAGAGAAGACAGAAAAGAAGATAGAGAAGAACGCAAAGAAGAAACAAAATCACATGAAAATATCATGCTAGGTTTTAAAGACTCTTTGACAAACGCATTAAATAATAACACAATAGCACTAAACAGTTTGACAAACAAATTAAATCTTGATAGAAAGGAGAAAGAAGAAAAATGAAACTTTCTAAAGAAGAATTAAAGGCAAAAATTGACGAAGTCGTAACAGATGAGGACGTTAAAATTTCACTTTTGGAAGATGTTGAAGATTCTTTTGAAGTAGTAGAAGAAGTAAAAGAAGATGAAACAGAAAAAGTTTCAAAAGAAGACTACGAAAAAGTTGTAGCAGAACGTGACGAAATCAAGAAAAAATATAAAGAAAGATTTTTGAGCGGTTCTGAAGAAACAAAAGAAGATGAAAAAGAAGACGAAACACTTTCTGAAAGTAAAGAAATTGATGTAAAAGAAATTTAAAAATAGGAGGAAAAAATAATGGGTAATACATCAGTTACATTAAAAAATGTAAAAGCAAATGATTCTGCTGAATTATTGAGCTATATCATTAATGTTACTCCAGAATTAAGGGGTGAAATTGATTTACCAAAACAAGGCGAAAGCATAAAATCAATTGGTAAAATAATAATGGGTAATCCAGTATATAAAAACGCATTTTTAAATACTTGTAATATAATTGGTAAAACTGTAATTACAAGAAATCACTGGGAGAATCCATGGAGAAAATTTACAGATAAAGGAAATTTATCATATGGTCAACAAATAAGAGATATTATAGTAGATATTGCAAATGTATATGATTATAATACTTATGTTAATAGACCACATGCAATGTTAGAAACAGAAGTACCAAATGTATTAAGTACAATTTATGAGGTAAATTATCAAAAATTTTATAAAACATCAACATCAGATGAGCAGATGTCAATGGCATTTGAAACAGAAGATTTATTTACATTAATTGACGAAATTGTAAATTCTATGTTTGAAGGTATGGAATATGATGACTTTTTAGTTTCAAAATATATTTTAGCAAGAAGAATTTTAGACGGTACAGTAACAGCAAAACAAATACCAAATTATGATACAATTTCTGAAAGAGATGTTGTTTCATTTATTAAAGGGCATTCAAATAAAATGACATTTAGAAAACCATTTTATAACCCAGCTGGTATAAGAAAAGCAACTTCATTTGATAATCAATTTGCAATTTTAGATTCAATGTTTGAAGCGAAATTTACGACAAAAGTTTTATCGACTTCATTTTTTAAAGATGAGGCCGACATGAGAGCTCACGCAGAGCTTGTCGACTCATTTGGTGAATTTGATATGGCAAGAATGAAAGAACTATTTTGTAAACGTGATGAAAATGGTGACATTATAGACGGTGAATATTTAGACGGTTATGTACCATTTACAGATGATGAACTTGCATTACTTGAACAAATTCCATGTGTTATTGTTGGTGCTGACTTTTTCCAAAATAGAAAATATGGTACAGAAGTTGCCTCACCAAGTGGTAAAATGACAGAATTTTATAATGGTCAAACATTAAGAAGAAATCATTGGCTACACGAATGGGGTGCTATGGCAACATCACCTTTTGAAAATGCTGTAGTATTTACAAAAGAAGCACAAGCTGTTTCAAGTGTTAATGTAAGTCCTGCAACAGCTAATATAACAAAAGGGCAAGATTTAAAATTTTCTGTATTAGTTGTTACAACAGGTTTTGCAAATAAAGCTGTTAAATGGAACGTAAACAAAGAAGCATATACAAAAGGTGCTAGAATTAGTCAAGACGGAACTTTAAAAGTACCTAGCAATTATGAAAGTTCAGCAGGAAGAGCTGGGGTTTATGTTGTTACTATAGGAACAGCTTTAGCACAAGGAGAATCAATAGAAGTTGCAGGTGTTACTTATACTCCTGCGGAGACAGACACAACAGCGGTTGCACAAGCAACAGCTTTAAAAACAGCATTAGAGGCTAATGCAACAGTAAATGCTACATATACAATAACAAGAAATCAAGGTGTTTTGACATTTACAGAGAAATCTGGTCATTATGGTGTAGGTGCACCAGAAATTGTTGATACTACATTATCAACAGGAAATGTTACAGAAAGCACAACAACAGAAGGATTGCCAACAACAAATTCAATAACAGTTACAGCCACATCAATTTATGATAATACAAAATCAAATACAGCTACTGTTACAGTATCTTAAGAATAAAATTAAGGTAGCAAATTAATTTTGCTACCTTTTTATATAGAAAGGAGAAAATATGTCAAAGTTACAAAATTCACAACTTACAAATTTTCAAACATATAATATGTACGTTAGGCAAATGACATCACTTGCAAAAAATGTTTTTAAATTTGAAAACCTTCCAGAAATTATTGATGTTGCATATATGAACGCTAAACTGTTAAAAAATGGTGCAATAGCTTTTTTCTATGATGAAATATACGATTCTGTTGTTTGTCTTCCTTTTTCTCCTGCTGGAAATCTTGATTTATATGGTAGAAATAGGACGATTCAAGTTACAGGGGAAAATGGCTATCATAGAATATTAAAAGAAGATGAATTTATTATAATGTACGATAATTATTCAAGATATTCAATGTATATTGATATACTTCAAATGGCAGAAAGAATTGCACTTTGTGAGAGAATTTGTGATGTTAATATAGCACAGCAAAGAACACCGAGAATTTGGCAGACTTCAAGCGATATGGAAAGAACTGTTAAAGATTTATTAAATAATATTGACGGCCTTACTGAATCTGTAATGACTTATAGAAATTTACAACTTGACAAAATAAATGCAATATTACAGCCTGCACCATTCGTTGCTGATAAAATAACAGAGAAAAAAGAAAAATTATGGAATGAATTTTTAAGACTTATCGGTGTTGCAAATATGACAGTTCAGAAAAAAGAACGTAATATAAAAGATGAAATAATGGCCTCACAAGGTGGAACAATTGCAAGCAGATACCAAAGATACGAACCAAGAAAAAAAGCAATTGACGAAATTAATAAAAAATGGAAACTAAATATAAAACTTGCATATTATGACAATCTTCCAACTAACCTAAAAGACATGGAAGATGAAATTGAGGAAGATGTTATAGAAGATGAAAGCGAGGTGGACGAAAATGTTATTTACTAATTTATTTTATCCACCATGTATTCCAAATGATAAATTTTTTCAGCCACCATTCCTAAAAGATTTAATGGATTCAATTGTTAATTTTGATAGAGAACAAAAAATTCCAGTAACACAAATTTCAAGTTATGCAAGAGAAAGAATTTTCAATTTTTCATACCCTTTATCAAATAAAGTAATAAAAGCAGATTTTGAGACAATGATTCTTGATAAATTTATTATGAGAAGAATTGGCCAAGAAACTTTTACAGCATGGCAAATAGCTTTAAAAGTAAAACTTAATGAAATTATGCCTTATTACAATAAATTATTTGATTCTTTTGAAGACTGGAATCTATTTAATGACGGTGAAAGCTACGAAAGAACAAGAGATATTTCAAATGAATCAAAAGTTGATTCGAGATATTCAAAACTTCCACAAAATGAAATAATAGATGTTCAAAATGGTAGTTATATGACTGACTACACTTTGGGACAAAATGAATCAACAGGTGGAGAAATTGAAAGTTATTCAAAAGACAACAGCGATAAAATATCTACTTATGATAGATATATTCAAAATAAATCAAAAATAATGACATTAATATATAATGATTTAGACGAACTATTCTATGGAATAGCAAGGCTTAATTAAGAAAGGAGAATATAATGAGTCAAGAAAACAATTTCGTTCCAGAACAGGAACAATATAAAAAATTAAGACCTTTTCAAATATTCATGAAAAATAATTTTCCGTTTATAGAAAACACTTTTATGGAATTAGACAATTATTGTTTACTTGCAAAAGTAACAGAATATCTAAATAATATTATTGATAATGAAAACAAAGTAGAATCAAATGTAACAGCATTATATAATGCTTTTGTTGAATTAAATAATTATGTTTCTAATTATTTTGATAATTTAGATGTTCAAGAAGAAATAAATAATAAACTTGACGATATGGTAAAAAATGGAGAACTTCAAGCTCTTTTAAATAATTTATTTAATAATTATGTATCTTTATTAAATCAAGAAATCTATAATCGTGAATTACAAGATTCTAATCTTCAAAATCAAATAAATTCAATTAGTTCTGGAAGTCCAGCGGGTGTTTATTCAACTGTTTCAGATTTAGAAACAGACGACCCAGACCACGATAAAATATATGTCGTTACAGCTGACGGTAAATGGTATTATTATAATACATCAAGTTCAGAGTGGGTTGCTGGTGGTACTTATCAAGCAACCTCATTAGGAGATAATGTAAGTTTATTAAATATTGATTCAGATTTCAAAAATCAAATAAAAACATCAATTCCTACTTATACTGTTACTGAGGGTTATGCTGTTACAACATCTTTAAATAAAACAGCAAACGAATCTTACACTTACACAAGCCCAATTCATTTGAATTATAAAGATAAAATTAAATTTTATGGTCGAGGAAATTCTGGAGTTAGTTCAATTACATTATGTGATATAAATGGAAATTTACAACGTTCATTAGCAAGTTATATAACAACTTCAGCAGAATATGTAAGTTTTACAGCTCAAATGGATTGCTATGTTGTACTATGTAGCAGAACAACAAATCAATACGAAAATGTAATTATTACTAATAATATTTTATCAAATAATCAATTTAATGAATTATTTGAAGATAAAATTTCATTTATCAATAATCAATTAATTATGGATTCAACAAGTTTTAATAATGACAATTTTACAGAAGATTATTATGTCAATACAATAAATGGCTCACTTTCTTGGGTTGAAGAAAGTGCTAGTGCTAAATTTTATGCAAGTAATTTTATTGAAATACATAAAAATTCAACGATAATTTTAAAATCAACTTACACACTATTTCCTGTTCCTTCTAATCCAGTTGGAATATGTTTTTATGATATTAATTACAATTTTATTGAAGGTGTTAGATATGGAAATTATGATAGTATAATTGAGAAAAAAGTTGAAAATGCTAAATATATACGATTTACTGTTGCCAAAAATATGATTGCTAATAAATTCTGGTTATATTATAAAAATATTAGCGATTTAATTGAAAATAATTCTACTTATATTGATAATTCATATTATGAACTTTATAAATCATTCGACAAAGTAGGAATTATTGGAGATAGTTTAGCAAGTGGCGAAAGTGCTTACAAAGATAATGGAAATGTAAGATATGTTGATTTATATCAATTTTCATGGGGTCAATTTATGGCAAGAAATAGCGGTAATACATATTACAATTTTTCACGTGGTGGCTTAACAACTCGTACATGGCTTACAAATGAAAAAGGACTTGCTCTTGCAATAGACGGAAATCATGATTGCTCAGGTTATATTATGGGGTTAGGTGTTAATGATACACAAATTGAAAATTATCTTGGAACAAGTTCAGATATTGACCTTTCAGATTATCATAATAATGCTGATTCTTTCTATGGAAATTATGCTAAAATAATACAAATACTTACTGAATACAATCCAAAAGTTAAATTTTTCTTGACTACAATTCCGTCTTCTGGAACAACTACAAATAACTTTAATACAGCAATAAGAAATATTTGTGAAATGTTTGACAATTGCTTTTTAATAGACCTTGCTAGTCCAGATTATATAACACAATTTCAAAATGGAAGTTTTATTTATAATAATAGAAGAAGTGGTCATTATAATGCAATTGCCTATAACAGAATTAGTCAAATAATTTCAAATGCAATTTCAAAAGTTATGCTTGAAAATTATGAAGATTTTGAACAAGTTGAGTTTATTTTAACTGATTATGAGTGGACAGATTAAAATATTCAACTGATTAATAAAAAGACTAGGAAAATTCCTAGTCTTTTATTTTATACAATTATATTATCTAAATTATAATTTCCAATTTCTGCGTGATTATGCCAAACAGTTACACCTTTTTGTGCTATTTGATTTATTTGAGAAAGTGCGTCTTGCGGAACGTCTCCGTAAGCCATACTTTCACCAGAACCAATTTGTAAATAGTTCCAATATTTTCTTGAAACAATATTTGGAATTTTAACTCTTAATGTTTTATAACCAAATCTTGTAAAGAAATTATCAATTATTCTCAAATATTCGTCTTTTACTCTCATTCTACAATATTTAAATCCAATGTCTAGGCTTGCAAAATTTACGTCGCCGTCTGAACTTCCGCCAGTAATTTCTGGAAGAAGTGAGGCTTTATGAAAATTGCCTTCAATGTCCATAATTTGATTTGTTAAATTCTGTGCCATGTCAACTGTTGAACCTATTGCACCAAAAACATTTCCCATTAAAGCATTTCCAATAACATTTCCCATTCCTCTTGCGGTTGTAAATCCTACATTTACAACATCTTTTTTAATGTTGACTGAATTTTGTGTTAGCCAATTTGTATATGCATCACTTACCCATGAACATGTAGGGTACTTTGCAAGTGGTAAGGATTCATCAATATTCTCTGCCAAACCTTTATAATTTAGAGGAACACTACGTCCAGAACAGCCAATTGATAATGCAAGTTGAACTGAAAATCTGCATACTGAATCTGAAAACATTTCGTATTTATATATATTTTGACTTCCTGCATTATTTGTAGCAAGTATATAATTATATGGATAAACGTAACACTTATTATTTTTTGGTGTATATGAACCACTAAAAGAAGTTAGTTTTGAAACTTGTGTTTCCATTTCATCAGCACCAAATGACGCTAAATCAGTTCTTATTGTAGTAAATGGAACATTTGACTCTAGTACAGTGTCACCAACGGTTAAATCATAATAACCTGTGTGAAGTAAATTTGCTTGAATAAGTCTTCCGAGGAACTATAAACATGTTATTAACATCTTCAATATGACCATCAACATTTGTTTGCATAATTGCTTTTTTAAGCAAGATTATACCTTCTGCGGTTAGTGGAAACACTGCTATCATATTTGACCAGACAACCCTATTATAACATGCAATTTCAGTATAACCAGTTTTCGTAGGAATGTCCCAATTAGTAGCTAAACAAATATAATGGCTTATATTTAATTGTTGTGCGTCATAAACAATTGATTCGCAGATAACCTCTCCAACGTCAAGACCTTCTTCAACTGTGTTAGAACCTATCGTGTCAACATTTGCATGTTCTCTAATTACATAACATTCTTTAAATGATAAATTATTATACCATGTTTCCCATACATCAGTATGAAATGTAATCTTACTTGAATTATCGCTATTATATTCAACTTTATCAACAAAACAAAAAAACCATTTATTATTATATCGTGGATTCTGAAATGCTAAATAATTACAAAGATAAACTTGTCCGATAGGATTTTGAACTATTACTGAATTTTGAAATTCATCAATAAAAGAATAATTATTTGATTCTGAAATTATATGTTCGTTACTTCTTAATAATGCGAGCAAATTATTTTCTGTATAATTTAAAACTGTATTATAATTTTTGTCAATTTTAATTCCCTTCGCTAAAATAATATTACTATTTTTCATAAATTCTCCTTTCTATTTTCTAATAGTAAAGTCAATTGCTTGTTTGAAGTCAGTACCTGTTAAATCATCACTATAAAAAATATTTGTCTCTCTAAATGTTTCTTTGAAAAGTAAATCTAAATCTCTATTTGGTTCTGATATTTCAATTGTTAAGTCATAAATATCTCTTTGCCAATAAACAGATTCTTTTATTTCATCTGAAAAAACAATTAAATCATCTCTAAAATCTTTATTATATGGGTATATAAACCAAATTGAAGTATTATTTCTATATAATAAATCACCAATAAACTTAAATCCCATATATAAAAATCCAACACGAAGAAGAACTTGCTTTGTTTTCTTTTTGTTTCCTTTTATGTGAGGTTGTCTTTGGCTTTGCCATTCACCGTGAATCAATCATGGTTTTTGCTTGGCCAAATGCAAGAGTATTTCCACCAGAAGACATACAATATTCAATTGCAATTGTTACTGTTATTTTATTTCCTTTTGTGTCAAAATATTCAACACCAGTATCAATAACTTTAATTTCTCCTTGCTTTTGATGTCTGATAATTTCAAGCAAATTCCAGTCATTAAGATATGGACAAATTCTTGAAATAGTATTTCCAACCATAAAAACTTTTGTCGTTCCTCTTTTTCTGTCGACTGTTGAATATAGTATTTGAAGTTTTTCTGATTCTCTTGAAATATACTGACCTCTTTCCATAAATTCTTCAAATATAATAGTGTCATAATCTAAAAAACTTGCACCAGAATAGTGTTGTTCGGTAGATAAAGCCATTACAGAACCAATTTTCTCTTTTTTAAGTGACTTTTGGTTTTCGTCAATTTTGTTAAAATATAAATCACCGTCTCCAAACTGTAATACAATTATATTCTTTATTTGTGATTTTTTCGACATCAACATCATTGAAATATTTCTCAACCCATGATGTCGTGATGTCTGCCTTCCAACGTCTTAATAATATGAATTTCTTATGATTATTCAAATAATTGAAAATTGCATAATGTTTGACTTGATATGATTTTCCGTTTGATTTTTCACCATAAATTAAATAATAAATAGAATCTGGAGAACGTCTTAAAATATTCTCCAGTTTATAATGAATTTGTGTTTTAGTCATCTTTTCTTTCTCCAATTTCAAAATAAATATTTATATACTTATAAAGTAATATATCATCAATATTATAATATTTACTCATATACTAACCTCCTAATCTACATTTGTAATTCCTATAATTATCATTCCATTTAAAACCCCAAATAAATACGAAAATACTATTACAAATACAAAATGGAAATTAAATAACCAACATATTAGTGAATTAAATATGACCAATAATATGGTTGCTGAAATCATAATATATTTTTTAATTCCTTCACTCATATACTAACCTCTTAATCTATAAAATCTTTGAATATATCATACACACATTTTATATACACAAAATCAATTTCGGAAAATTCGTATATTCCAAAATCTTTATTTATTTTTATAATTTGCGTATATAGATTTTTTATTGATTTTAATTCAAAATCATCTAAATTTTCAACTAAATTTATGACAGCTAATCTCTTTTTGACTTCTTTTTCAATTCTTTTTATATTGCTTTCTTTTCCTTTATTTTGTATTACGTTTGCATAATCAATTTTCTTTTCTTTTGCAATTATTGAAGGTTTTATTTTAGCAAAATTTTTTAAAAACATTTTTTTTTTCTAATTTCTCCTATCTCTTAATTTTTTTGAATATATTGGCCATGGAAAGCCTTTTCCGTCTATTTTCATAATGTACTGGTTCGGGTGTAGGTCCGTGGCTCTGGCGGAATTGGTGGGTCTGGAGGTTCTGGTGGAATTTCTCCGTCATATACAATAACTGTTCCTCTTACATTTCCAAAACCTAACACAGCACCGAGGGTCTAAAAAAGCATTACAATTCCATGAAAGAGTTGTTGAACATTCCAAATGTAAATGAGGACCAGTTACTCGACCAGTTGCACCTGTTACACCTATTTTTGTATTTGTATCTACATGTTGACCAATTGACAAATGATTATTAGAACCATTCACCATGTGACAATATCTAAAAATAAGTCCGTCTCCGTCTCTTTGAATATCTGTTTCATTTCCAAGATATGGACTACTTCCAGAAATACCAGTGACATTTTTGACTACTGTACCACTACAACACGCGTACAATGTTAAATCCGACATTTGACTTGCTGGAAAATCTATTCCAGTATGGAAACCACATTTGCCCGAATATGGTGTATTTCCAAAGGGTTGACCTATTACACATGTACCATGAATTGGTGAAACATTACTTGTTACTGTTGCCATTTGCTAATAAATTCCTT